TGGCCTTGGCGTGGAGTTCGAGACCGGCGGCGTCCACCTCGCAGCCCGGAGGGGCGGCGAAGTCGGCGGAGCTCGGGGCCTCCCCGCCCGCGCCTGGAGCGGCCTCGCCGAAGGCGAGCTGCTTGGGCTGGGCTTCGAGCAGGCTCTTCAACCAGCCGAGGGTGGGTTCGGTCTTGGCGCCGTCGCCCTCGCCGAAGGACAGCGTGTCCTCGGTGGCGATCTTGGCCATGAAGGCGACCAGGGGTTCCTTGTGGATGGGGTTGAGCTTGCCTTCCTTGACCAGGCGCTCAGCGAAGGCCAGGTGCTCGGCCTTCTGCGTCTCCAGCTGCTTGGCCTTCAGGGCCGCTTCCTGCTCGGCGAACTCGGCAGTCTTCTTGTTGAGATCCGCCTCTTTCGCGTTGAGCTCCGCTTCGCGGCGCTCCAGTTCCACCTTCATGCCTGCCTCCTTGGGAGTGGGTTTGCCGCCTTCGGCGTAGCTGGGCGGCGGGACGTCATCGGGTTCGTCCGGCTGGGCCGCAGCCCGCTGGACGCTCTCGACCGCGTAGTTGGGGAGAGCCCTGTCGGCCTCTTCCAGCCCGTGCTTGGCGATGAACCACTCGCGCAGGCCGCGCAGCAGGTCGCCCAGGGTGGTGAGGTTCCAGCCCGTCAGCTCGCCGAACTGGACGGTCACGCTCTGGTCGTCCTCGGCGAAGCTGGCGTCCCGCAGCCCCTTCACGGCCGGGGGCTGGGCGCCCAGGAAGCCGATGTGGCGGAGGTAGTAGACGCCGGGGACGGGGTTCGAGGGGGCATCGGGCCGGTAGAAGCTGCCGGACATCTTCTTGAAGCGGCCCTTTTCGACCATTTCCGCGAATGCCTCGTCAACTTGGACGGGCTCGGCCTGCAGGTGGCCGTCCACGAAGGCCAGGGACTTCACCCAGCCGTAGGCCGGCGCATCCGCCGTGGGATGGCCCACGACCAGGGGGGCCTCATGAATGGCTGGGTCATAGGCGGCGGCCGTTTTTGCCAGGTCCGCTTCGGAGAAGGTGAGGGTGGCTCCGGACATGGCCGTGTGGCGACCGGGGCGGAAGATGTCGAGGGGCTTGTCCATGCCCCAAACCTCCCCGGTGGATCGCCTCCCGGCACGGAAGGTGGTTTGGGGAATCCGATGGAGTGCCCCGGGAACCCGTTTAGAACCCGTTTAGTTCTCTCGGAAGGGGGTGGAGGCGGGGGGATGGGCGCCCGCCCCCCCTTCCCGTGCCTTCCAGGGGCCTTTACGGCCGTTTCAGGTTTTCGAGGGCTCGCTGGAGGTGTTCCCGGATGATCGCCAGGGTTTCGTCCTGGTCTTTCAGGGACATCCCCAGGAAGGGCCGGGCGGGCATGGTCACCTCGTGGGCGGCCTGGGCGAAGACCAGCTCGACGAACCGCTTGTGGCTCTTCTTGGCGAAGACCTTCATCTGGTCGGCGTTCCGCATCCGCTTGGGGCCGATGCCCAGCTGGGCCTGGCTGAGGAGGTTCCCCTTGGCGTCCGTCCGAAGGCGAAGGGAGCCGATCCGCCCCTTGAGCTTGATGGTGCCCCCCAGCTGATGGATGGCAGCGTAGACCACGTTCGTCCCCACCACCAGCTGGGTGGCCCCGGCCTTGGCCACGATGGAGGCCTTGAGCCTGCCCCGCATGCTCAGGGTCTTCATCTGGTAGCCCTTCTTCTGCTTGAAGAGCAGATGCCCGGGACTGGCCGGTACCCATCCCTGGCCGTCCGGGCCCACCTGGTTCTCGAAGCGCTGGCGGACGGACCGCACCAGGGCGGCGCCGACGTCCTCGAAGGCGGGCCTCAGGTCGCCCCCGGCCTTGGCCAGCAGCACCAGGCCCTTCCGGGCCGCCTCCGTGCCCCCCTCGATGCGGATCCGCACGCCGGTCATCGGGTGGCCCCCTTGGTGGCCACCGAGGCCGTCTCTTCCAGGAAGGCCTCGATCTCCTTGACCAGGTCGGCCCGGATCGCCCGGGGCAGCTCCTTCGCCCGGTCGAGCACCTGGGGGACCAGGTGCTGCCGGACCGAGGCCCCGGGGGTGTAGTCCCAGCCCTCGCCCACTCCGGGCAGCACCTCGCCCGGGCCGGGGCCAGCCAGAGGCTTGGGCGGCTTGGAGAGCACCTGGAGGCCCTGCCGGTCGATGGCGCCCTGGGAGAGGGCGAAGACGCTGCACTGGCAGCCCCAGTCGCAGGGGGGATACCGAGCCACCCAGAACGGATCCGAGGCCAGGAGGATCATCCCGTTCCAGGCCAGGTGCTGGGGGCGGGGGTGCCGGCTGTCCCCGTGGCGCCATTCCCAGTAGGGATTCCGCTCTAGGAAGGCAGGCTCGGTCTGCTGGGCGTAGCGCCCTGCGGCGTAGGCCGTGCGGACGTTGGTCTCGTAGATCACCCGGCTCCGCCAGGCCGGGTCGCCCTTGAACTCCCAGCCGTGCTTGGCCACGACCTGGTCGAAGTCCTTGCGGAAGGTCTCCAGGGTGGTGCCCTCGGCGATGGCTTTGTCCACGGCCGTCCGCAGGTCGGCCAGGAGCTCGGCCTTGGTGGCGCCCGCCACCACGAAGGCCCGGTCATGCTGCTCCTTCTGCAGGTCCCGCCAAGCCTCCGTGGGCACGTTCGTCTTGCCCCGGAAGAACTGGATGGCCTCGTCAAAGGGGAGGCTCGTGGCCTCGACCTTGGACATGGCTCACTTCCCCGTGAGGACGTCGAAGCGCCCGGCCAGGGCGGCCACCAGAAGGGCCTGCTCCATGAGCTCGGAGAAGGCCCGGGCGTCTAGGTCCGGATAGAGGGTGTCCAGCTGGTCGCGCAGCTCGGGGAGGCTCTTGGCCTCGGCGACGGCCTTCCGGATGGGCGCCAGCAGGGTGTCCAGGGCCGCGCCGCCCCGTTGCAGGGTGGCGTCCACCAGGGTCTGGGGGCCGTCAGCCGGGGCTGGCTCGGCGAAGGCGGGGCCGGTTTGCGGCTGGTTTGGCGCAGGCGGGACCATCGGTGGCGGCTTAGGCGCCGCCTTCTTCCGCCAGCCCTCCCCATACTTCTCCTTGATCCAGGCCTCATCCGGCTCGAAGCCAAGCTCCGCCACGATCTTGTCCTTCTCCGCCTCGGCCTTGAGATCCGTGGGCGCCTCGACCTTGCGCCAGACAGTGGGCGGCTCCGCGCCGGGGTGGTGCAGCTCGGTGATCCAGCGGAGCAGGGTCTGGTTGAGGGTGGAGCTGAGCATGTCCGAGTCCGCCCGCACCAGCTCCAGGCGCACCTCGTTGTGGGTCTTCGAGGCGGCATAGGCGCCGCCGCCAGCTCCCAGGGTGGTGGTGAGCGTCTCGCCCAGGACGGCCTTGGAGATCTCCTCGTCCATGTAGCGCACCAGGCGCTCGTAGGTGTCAATGGACCCGGACCGGGCGGCCTCCAGCAGCTCGATCTCCGTTTCCAGAGGGGCGACGATGGCCGTCTCCTGCGCCAGGTTGCCCAGGGTGGAGAGCAGGGCATCCTGCTTTTCCTGGGGCATGCCCTCCGGGTACTTGCCCAGGACCGTGGGGCTCCCGAACTTCTCCGCGAAGACCAGCCAGAAGGTGATGCCCTGGCGCTTGAAATATGTGGGCCAGAAGAGACGGGAACCCAGGCCCAGGCCGTAGGGGTTGGCATCCTTGGCCCCGAAGCGGTGGACGATGAACTTCCGCTCCGGCAGCTCCTCGCCCGGCAGCATGTTCTGGAGCGTGGCCAGGCGGGGCTTGCTGTCCACATCGAAGAGGAAGCGCCGCTGGTCGCGCATGATGACCTGGGTGGGCGCCCAGGTGGCGGGATCCCAGATCACCTCGCCCACGGCGTAGCCCTTCAGTAGGGCGTCCAGCAGGCCGACACAGAGACCGTCGAAGTCCAGGGCCTCCAGCATGGCCTTGGCCGTCTCGGCGGCCTTCTTGTCCTTCAGGCGCTCGGAGGCGGGCTTGACCTCCCAGGGGAAGGACACCACGGCGTACTTGCGCTTCTGCAGCACGGAGTAGGCGTGGCAGTCCCGCTCGATCTCATCGTAGATCTTGAGTCCCCGGCCCCCGCCCCGGCTGATGAGGGTGTCGTCCTGGGGCCGCATCAGGCCCATGTAGAGGATGTGGTAGGGGTCGCGCTCGGCCCCCGCGATGATGGTGGTCAGCTGCTTTTTGTCGTCCATCGGAACCTCGGTCACAGGTAGTCGGAGAGGCGGGACCCGGTTCGGCGGTGGCCGCTGGTGCGGGGCAAGGCGCCCACATTCCCGGACGTGGCCAGCTTCCAGAGCATCTCCAGGGCATCCGGGCCGTCGTCATGGTCGGCCATGGGCCAGTGCCGGAGCTGCTCCAGCAGGGTCTTCAGGCGGGGATGGAACCGGATCAGGCCGTTGGCCACATGGGGCTGGAGGCTTTCGATGCGGAGATCCTTGTCCGTGTGGGGCGTGAGGGGCCGCGCCGGGACGTGGACGCCGCGGGAGGCGCTGCGCTTGACAATCTCTGTCCGGAAGAACTCCTGGAACTGGATGGCCTCCACGCCCCAGACCAGGCAGCCGTAGCGGATCTGGAAGGCGATCACGTCTTCGATGATCTTGTCCGGCAGCCGCTTGGCGATGGAGGCCTCGACGACATCGAGGATGCCGGTCAGGCGGTCGTAGCCGCCCACCAGGATGGCGGAAGGGTCGCGGCCGGCGCCCTTCTTGCCCAGGGAGGGGTCCACCGCCCCGTAGAAGACCCAGCGCGGGGACTCGTCCACCCAGAAGGACACCTCCCCGAAGGGGGCATCCTCGCTGTGGATGGGATCGTTCTGCAGCTCGGAGTCGAAGGCGGCGTGGCCGTCCCTGGCCCGGATCCGCATGAGCACCTTGAGCGGCCGCTTGGCGGGCCAGCTCACGACGGCCCCGCGCCCCATTTCCGAGCGGCGCCCCAGGTAGAAGGCCTCGGCGGCCGTCTCGCCCTCGTTGAGGTAGAGCTCCTCCCACTTGTCCCAGAGGTCCATGCGGGCAGGCCACTCCAGGACGGCCCGGAAGGTCCGGCTCTCCCAGAAGGGGTTCTTCAGCAGGCGGGCCAGCAGGCTGTCGTAGTGCAGCACGGTGCCGATCACCACCACGTCCAGCGTGTCATCGGCGGCGCCCAGCTTGAGCACGGCCTTCTTCAGCCAGGACTCCAGCTTGTCCCGCTGCTCGGGGCTGCGGACGTTCTCGTCGTTCTCCAGGTCATCGCAGACGACCAGGTCGGGGCGGCAGGGCCCGTGGCGCAGGCCGCGCATGCGCTTACCGGAGCCAAAGGCCTGGATCTTGGCGTCGTTGGCCGTGACGATGACCCCGGCCTGCCAGACGCGGCCCTGGCCGCAGGCTTCCGGATAGTCCATCCGCAGGCGCGGGTTGGCCTCCAGCTCGGCCTTGATGGCCTCCAGCATGGTGGCCGCCTGCTCGAAGGCGTCCATGATGATCGGCACGTAGCGGCGCAGCCCGTGGACGACGCACCACAGCACGAAGATCTGGGTGGTGATGGTGGACTTCGCCTCACCACGGGGGGCGGCGATGGCGAGTTTTGCACCTGTTTTGGCGCGGGCCAGCCGGGGCAGCCGCTCGAAGAGGAACTCGTGGAGGATGCTGGGGTCGCCCTGCACGTAGTGCGGGAAGTAGGTGCGGCCGAAGAAGGCCAGATCCTCGGCCGCCTTGAGCCGCCGCTGGATGTGGGCCTCGGGGTCGGGGTCGAAGCCGTCCACCCTGGCCTCGATCTGCTGCCGCAGATCGCCAGCCAGGGCCGACAGTCCCTCCAGGAACTCGCGGGTGGAGAGCTTCTTAGCCATAGAGGCGCACCAGTTCCTCGCCGAAGGGCTCCAGCACCTCCAGCAGCGCCGGGGCGTGCTGCGGGGCCTTCTCCCGCACGTAGCGGGCCAGGTGCTGCAGGACCTCGCTGGCCACGGCCAGGCGGTTCAGCTCGGGGGCGCTGCGCTGGATGGCCCGGGTGGTCTTGGTGTAGGCATCGGCCAGGCGGCTGATGGCCTCGGCCTTCTCGATGGGTTTCAGCTTGTTGCCCTTGTCGCCCTTCACCTCGGCCATCACGACCTGGAAGAGGCCAAGGAAGTCTTCGAGCACTGCGCGGGACACGGCCTCGGCGCCTTCCCCCGCCAGGTGGTGAGCCGCACGGGCCTTGTCCCAGTCGTCGTCCTGCTCAGCGGCCTCCTGTTTCCAGCGGCTCGCCGTGCGCGGGCTCAGGCCCAGGCGCTGGGCGGCATGCTCCAGGCCCAGGCCCTTGTGGACGTAGAGCCCACGGAGCTTGCTGCGCACTTCTGGGGGGTGGGCCATGTCAGCTCTTCCCCTTGATCCACCAGCCCGCCAGGTTGACGCCCACGGCCATGAGTAGGCCGCTCAGGCCTCCGGCGAGGGTGGCCTTGTTCTCGACGGAGCGTAGGCGGCCGTCCATGGAGTCCAGCTTGTTTCCGTGGGTCTTCTGGGTCTCTCGGACCATGTCCAGCGTGCCCTTGATCTCGCCCAGCAGCTGCTCGTTGCAGCCGGGGCAGGATGGGGTCTGGGCGCGGCGGCGGATGGGTGCGGTCATCGGCGGGGCTCCTTGAGGGGCTCGGGGGGCAGGTAGGCCTTTAGGCGGATCTCCAGGTCCAGGGCCCAGGCGGCCAGGGCCTCGCGGTCGGCCAGCAGGGCGCGGAGGAGGTCGCGCAGGGTGGGATCAGGGCCCAGCTGGGCCGATGGGAGCGCGGGCCGGGCGGGGATCGCAGGGGGCGGGCCTGGCACGGGGACCGGCTCGTGGACGACCACCGGGTTTGCGGTTGGTTTGGCGCAGCCGAGGCCGGCGATGGTGGCCACCATCAGGGCGAGGAGGACGACCAGGCGCTTCATCGCGGCACCTCCAGGCGGTGGTTGAGATCCTGGGCCTGGGCGGAGGCCCAGCGCACCAGGTCCCGGGTGTCCCCGTTCTGCACATCCGGCGCCGGGGCCAGCAGCACGGCCTGGGTCCGGGCTTCGCCCTCGTGGCGGACCTGGGCCCCGGTGCGGTCCGCGCTGCGCAGCTGGGCCTCCTGGGCCCGGCGCTCACCTCGGAGGGCCTCCATGCCGCGCTGCTCGGCCTCCAGGGCGGCCTGGAGTTGTCCTTGGGCTTGGACAGCTAGCGCCAGGTGCTGCTCGGCCTGGATGGCCCTTGCCGCCTCGTGGCGGCCGTAGCGGAGGGCCAGGCCCGCGGTGGCCGTGGCCAGCGCCAGGAGGATGGCGAGGATGCGGGTGGTGAGGCTCACGGGTGGCCCCTCAGTTCGATCCGGTATCGGAGGTTGCGGGCCAAGTAGCCCCGCGTGATGGCGGCGTTGTGCACCCCAGTGACCCGGGGGAGCGCCTGCAGCCAGGCCGCCTGGCCCTGCAGTCCCAGCTGGGCGGCCAGCAGCTGGGCCTTGCGCACCGACCCGAGCCCGGCGTTGTAGGCGCCCAGGGCCGGGTCAAGCCGTCCACCGACCCTGGCCTCTATCCAGGTCATGTAGGCGTGCTGTCCGGTGAGGGCGGCCGTGGGCTCGTAGGCGCTGGCCCCGCGGGGCACCCAGCCCTGGGCCTGAACCCAGGACCAGGTGGCGGGCATGAACTGGGCGAGGCCCATGCCGCCGTCCGGGGCGGTGACCTTGGGGCGGAAGAGACTCTCGGCCTTGACCTGGGCCGCCCGGTCCACCCAGCGGGGCCCGGCCACGGCCCGGAAGGTCGCCTCGAAGGGGACCTGGGCCGTGAGCCCGGCCACGGCCAGGAGGACCAGGAGGAGGGCGCGGAGCCTCTTCACCGGATCACCTGGCCCGCCAGGTAGGCGAAGGCCAGAAGTAGGGCGGCGAAGGCGAGGCCCGCGATGAGGGTTTTGGCGGCAGAGGTGGCGTCGGAGTCCATGCCGGGAGACCAGTGCCAGAGCCGCTTGCCGAGGCGCGTGCGGTCAAGGAGCTGGAAGGCGGCCCAGGTGAGCAGCAGCACGCCGAAGGCGAGGCCCAGGGCCGTTTTGGCGCGGAAGAGCGCCAGGCGGGCCTGCAAGGCCAGCTCCCAGGCCGGGCTGTCGGGCGTGGGCTGGAGGATCGCCCAGGCGGAGAGGGTCTTGGCCGTCAGCCAGCCACCCAGGGCCGCCACGGCCAGGAAGACCAGGGCCACGCGGCCCCGCGCGGCCTTGTCCATCTCGAAGCCGTGGGCGCCGACCAAGAAGCCCATGAGGCTAGTAAAGGCCGAGGACAGGCCATGGAGGAGACGCTGGCCGAGGGGGAGGGATTCAGCGGGTGGAGACAGGGGCTCGATCACGGTGGTTCTCCTGGTATGGGTCAGGAGAACCGTCCTCCGTGCAGCCTGGTGGCGCTTGGAAAGTGGTTTAGGGGTGAGCTAGCCGCAGTCTTCAAGCAGCATGGGTGCGGCCACCTTCTGGCTGCGGGCCAGCCGGGCGGCCCGGATGATCTGCCGGACCCACTGCACGGTGTAGCCGAAGTCCCGCATGAGCTTCAGGTAGTCATCCCCGGCCTTCCAGTGCTCGTAGACCAGCTGGTGCTTGGGCGCCAGGTCGAGCACGGCGGCCTTGGGGATGTAGATGTCGGCCCCGCCCCATTGGGCCCGCAGGTGTTCCACCGCTGCGAAGGCTGCGTCACCGGCCACTTCAGGGGAGATCCCACGGCGCTCCAGTTCCTGGGCGAGGCTGGCCGCCGCATCCATCAGAACTTCGGGGTACTGAACGCCCATGGGTCTCCCTCCCACCTAAGCATGCGGAGAGGGGCAAGGGGCATTCGTCACGAGATACAGAAACGCCCCGAACCGTTCGGGGCGCTCTTTGTTCCGATGGCGGATTTTGCTTGCTATCACCCCACGCGCTTCATGATCAGGGGGATGCCTCCCTCCTTGGTGAGCATCAGCGATCCATCCTCCTGGAACTGAGCCAGGATCGTGGCCTTGCCCTCTCCCTCGCCAGTCGTGAACTCCACGGTGTTGCCGAGTTCCTTGACGATGGCGAGCTTCTTCTCGAACTTCTCGCCCATGGCGATGCCTTCATACTTGCCACGCTGAAGGTCGATCTTCACCGTCATGAGGTCGTTCTGCCAGGTTCCAGCCAGCTTTGAGGCGACGGACGACTGGGCCGCCGGGCTGGGGCCTCCGGTCTTCGAGTCGCACCCGAAGCCGATCAGCACGGCGAAGGCCAGAGCGGCAAGCAGACTGGTGGTGGGCTTGTTCATGGTGTCTCCTTGAAAAAAGCGGGATGTCCGCGTTGGGGATGGATGAATCATCTTAGCCAGCCAGCTCCAGATCGTTGGGTCGCAGATCCGCCTCGGCCTTGCGGAGCTGCCCGGCGATCAGGCCCAGGATCTGGGCGAAGCCATGGGCTTCCAAGCTGGTGAGGGCCAGGGCTTCGGCGTGGGGCGTTTCACCCGCAGCGCGGGTGCGTTCCCGCTGGCCCACCAGGGCGGCGGCAGCCTCCAGCTCGGTGGCCACCTGGTCCATCACATTCAGGGCTTCATCCAGGCGCATGTCCATCACCTTGCACCTCCTTCCAGGCTGGCGGGATCGGGGAAGAGGGTGGGGTTGATGGCATGCAGGGCCAGCGCGGCCTTGGTGCCGTAGATTGCCTGGGCGGAGACCAG